ATCCGCTCGTCGAGGGCCGCGCGCTCGGCCGCGAGGCGATCGGCCTGCTGCTGCAGGGCCTCGGCCGCGGCTTGCTGGTGGCGCTGCGCCAGCGACTCGCCCAGGCTGATCAGCCGGGCGCCGAAGGACGCGAGGATCTCAGCCACGGGGCACCCCCAGGTCGGCGTTGACGGTCTTGGGGTCGCGGTGAGCGCGCAGGGCCTGCGCCCGCGCCATCCCGGCCGCGCAGACCACGCGGGCCTGCGCCAGGGCGGCCTGCGCGTGCTGTTCCAGCTGGCGATCGCGCGCCGCCTTGCCCCGCGCCTTCTGCGCCCGCAGCAGCAACTGGTGCGCGTGGGCCGCGCCGTCCAGGCAGGGCACCAGGTCCGCGGTGTAGCGATCGACCGCCGCCGCTCGCTCGATCGGCCCCAGGTCGGCCATGGGCGGCACCTGCCCGAGCAGCTCGTCCTGCAGCAGCGCCGCCTGGTGGTGCAGCTCCAGCGCCTCGGTCCCCTGCGACAGCAGCGTGGCGCAGGCGGCGAGCAGGACCAGCGTCAGCGCGCCGATCGTGCCTACCACGGCGGGGGTGCTCGGCCGCGGCAGCTCCGGCACCGGCGGCAGGCGCCGCTCGGCGATCCGCTGCACCACGTGCTCGGCCACCGCCAGCCAGCCGTGCCGCACGTCCGGGTGCGCGCCGTCGAGGGTCCGCGGCGTACCCACCGGGTAGACCGCGACGTAGGCCCGGTACAGGTCCTCAGCGAGCAAGGTCGCCTGCGGCAGGTCCGGCGCTGGCGTGCGCCCGCTGCGGATCCACAGGGTGGCGATCGAGCCGGTGATCGCCAGGCTGAGCTGCCAGGCGCGATCGGGGTCCTTGACGAGGAAGAGGATCCCGACGGCGAGGCCGACGATCCCGAGGGACAGGAGGCCGTTGCGGAGGCGGATCTGGTCGTTGGTCATGGGACTTCCTTTCAGAAGTGGTAGCCGGTCACGACGAGCGAATCGATCGTGATCCCGCTGTCGGCGTAGTAGCCGACGGTGTTGGTGCTGGCGATCAGGGGGACCGTGACGGGCGCGCTCTTGTACTCGCGGCCGAGCCGGGTGAGCGAGAACAGGGTCATCTCGCCGTTGAGGGTCTCCCTGTCGACGAGGAGGTCGTCCTTGGCGTAGACGATCTTGTCGTTGACGGTGATCGTCGTCTCGAATTTGGTGCTGATGTCGTCGCCCGCCTTGCCGAGCAATCCCACGCCGGCGGCGTTCACGAGCCGGCGCACGCGCCGCACCTTGTCGCCGACCTGCGCGCCAGGGAGATCGACGAGTCGCGGGACCGCGCCGACCGGGACGGGGATCGCCTCGGTGACCAGGTCGTAGCCCTCGCGCAGCGGCCACGCGATCACCTCGTTGTAGGTCTCGGTGGCGCCACCCCTGCGCACCTGCACCACGCCGCCCGCCGCGCCGTCTCGGTGTGCGCTGCACCACAGGTCCACGGCCACCGGCTTGAAGTCGGGGAAGGGCACGCCCAGGCGCAGGTTCAGCGTCGCCCAGGCGCCGACGCCTGCGTACATACTCACGCCCACGAAGCGCGACGACGCCGCGCCAACCTGCAGGCCGTTGTCGAGGATCCAGTGCCGGCCGCTCTGCGAGCCAGGGATCCACTTCGTGCCGGGGAAGGCGTTGCAGGTGTAGGCCGTGCCGACGTAGCGCCGCGTCTTGTCCGTGGTCTTGAAGTTGCCGACGTTGTCGGGCGCACCGAAGGGCGACACGGCCGCCTCCAGCTTCACCGACGAAGACGCAGCGTCCCAGTAGAGGTAGATGCTGTACGTCCGATTGATCGCCAGCGCGTCAGGTGCCAGCACCAGGCGCGGCACGTCGGCGTAGACCAGCTCGTTGGCGGACTTCCACAGCGCGACGACACCGAGGGGTTCGACGGCCAGCTCGTCGTAGGTGGTGACGAGCCGCACGCGATCGAGCAGAGATCCGCCCAGGGCCTGCTCCGCCGCGGCGCGGACGTAGTCGAGGCGGTTGTACGCCTCGCGGTAGCCGGGGTACACGGGGCCGTCGCCTGGGTTTTTTTGCTGCGCGGTGACGTTCTCGCCCTCGGCGGGGACGAGCGTGGCGTTGTCGGTCCAGGCAGCCTTGCGGTCTGGGCTGGCGTCGAGGTCAATCACGGGGGCCTCCGTCGGGGCAGGGGATCACGCGGCAGGTGATATCCGCGTCGAGCTGGCAGCAGACCTGCGGCGGGCCGAGGTCCTGGGCGAGGGTCGGCGGCGCGCAGGGGCAGCCCGCCAGCAGCAGGAGCAGCGGCAGCGCGCGCCTCACAGCGACCTCACCGCGTAGCTCGCCGGGCCGGCGCGCAGGTGGGCCGTCAGGTCCGTGCGCAGCTCCTCGACGAGCGCGATCAGGGTGGTGACGGTCGTGGCGTCAGTGCCGGTGACGACGTTGGTGCTGTCGCCGGTGGCGTGGTAGGTGGTGCTCGTGCGGTGCGTGTTGTACGCGCCCTTCAGGGCGTTGGTCAGCGTGAACAGGTTCGCCGGGTAGCTCGCCGCCGAGGCGCTGATCGTGTTGGTGGTGTCGCTGGCGAAGTGGACGCTGGCCTGCGTGCGGTGCGCCTCGTAGGCCGTGCGCAGCGCGTTTGCGAGCAGCAAGCAGCTGTCGGGGTCCGTGCTGCTCGCGTTGGCGGCACTGATCGTGTTGGTCGCGTCGGCGTTGTCGTGCACCGACGAGGTCGTGGCGCGCGTGATGTGCACCGAGTACTGGGCCTTCAGGTTGTTCAACTCCGTCGCGAGCTCCGCCCACGAAGAGATCGTCGGCTGGCCGCCGAGGATCGCCACGGCGTCCACCGCGTGGTGGGCCGTGCTCCCGTCGAGCCGGTGCGCCTCGTACTTGGCGCGCAGGTCGTTCGTGAGGGTGATCAGCGTCGCCAGCAGGGCGGCATCGTAGGTGCTCCCGTCGGCCATGTCGGCGGTCGAGACGGGGTTGGCCACGTCGGCGGTCTTGTGCGCGTAGATCTGGATCGAGGCGCGGCCGAGGTGGTCGTTGTAGATCGCCTTGATCTTGTTCGCGGCGTTGCACGCGCCGCTCAAGGTCGTGATCGCCGAGGCGTAGAAGGTCACGGGGACCTGCTCGACGCCCAGGGGATCCACCTCGGCCAGGTCGTAGTGCACCGGCCCTGCGCTCCACAGCGCGGCGTGCTGCAGGTTCAGGGCGGTGACCAGGTTGGCGGGGACGGTGTTTGCTGCGAACTGGAGTGCCATCGTCGGTGCTCCTCAGAAGCTCGTGTTGTAGAAGTTGGGGTATCCGCCGCCGGGGGACTGCTCCCAGTCCTCGTGCACAGGCCAGCGCACGATCCGCGTCGGCAGACCGAACAGCGACACCTGCAGCCACGCCTCGATAAAGCGGCAACTGCTGGCGGCGGGCTTCCACTTGGCGATCACCCTGCGGATCGCCTGGATCTCCTGCCAGGTGGCGGTCGATCCCCACTTCGCGCCGCCGCGCCAGGTGCCGTCTGCACCCCACTTCCCCGGCGGCTGCCAGGGGTTCGGCTTCTTGATTACCAGGTACCAGAAGCTCGAGATCCCGCCGAAGACCGACGGAGGCTGGCCGGCGTCGACGAGGTCGCGGTAGGCGACGATCTGGGCCTGGGGGTAGCCGAGAAGCGCGATCTCCTCGAGCAGCCGGCGGCGCGTGCCGGCGGCCCGCCACTTGCTCCAGGGGTCGGCGAGGTAGCCGCGGACCTCGGCGACGGACAGGCGCGCGGGATAGTCGAGGTCGTAGTTTGCGGCGAGGTGGGGCAGGGCCTCGACGGGGCCGAGGCGCGGCAGGCGCGCGCGGACGGCGTCCTTGGCGGCGAGCACCAGGACGTCGAGCGGATCGCCCAGGCCCCGCCAGAGGGCCTCGCCGGCGCCCGCGAGGTAGTCGCCTGGCAGCTGGTCGCTGAAGTAGCCGTACAGGCTCACGGAGCGACCTCGTAGGTGATCGCCGAGAAGTCCACCGCGATGAGGGCGTTCTTGGCGGGGACGAGATCGGCATTGGCGTCGGCGAAGTTGACGACGCCGGGCACGTCGAAGCAGGCGCGCACCTGCCAGGCGTAGCCGGTGCCGCCGATCTGCAGGTCCCGCTGCAGGGCCTGCCGCCGCAGCTCGACGGCCGCCTGGACCGGGGCGATCAGGGCCTGCGCGGCGACGTAGCAGCGGCCGCCGGGCGCCCAGGTGGCGGTCGCGCACGGCTCGGCGTAGGGCGTGTCGTGCAGGCCGCACCACAGGCGCAGGGCGGCTTGCACCAGGGCCGCGTCGCCGACGCTGATCGGGGCGGCCTCGCCGCCGCAGTAGACGGTGACGGCGTTCGGGGCGTAGCCGACCCCGGGCTTGTAGTTCGACCAGACCGCGACCTTGGCGACGCTGCTGACCCCGGTCACGTCGCGGTCAAGGGCGAGGGCCACGTAGCCGGAGCGCGGCAGGGCCGACAGGCGCGGCAGGGTGCCGAACTGGGCGACACAGCGATCGCCGACGCTGCGCGGGGTCTCGGTGCCCGAGCCGGAGCGCGTGATCCAGCTGGCGGCGCCGGCCGGGGCGGTGGTACTGGCGGTGACGCCCGGCATGGACACGTTCAGGGTGCCGGCGAGGCCCGTAGGCACGTTGCCGCCGCTGCCGGGCGCCTGGGCCTGGACCGCGACCCAGGTGTCGCCAGGGGGGATCGGCGTCGTCGCCACGACCCCGAAGCGCATGCCCTGCACGGTGACGACGGTCGAGGGCGTGGCGGTGTACGTGGTGCCGAGGGTGTTGCGGAAGCGCTGGAGCCCCTGCGTGGCCTGCGCGGGGTAGGGCGTCACCTGGTACAACTGCGTGGCCAGCAGGTACAGCCACGTGCTCTGCGGGCTCGCGTTCCACGTCGCCAGATCCTGCTCTGCCAGGGCCTGGGCGAGGCGCACGAAGCCACCCCTGGCGATCCCCGACAGGGCCGTCCAGAGGCTGCTCACAGCGGGCGCCAGGGCCCACTGCAGCACGGTCCGGAAGACGCCGCCTTCCTCCCAGTCGTCTACTGGCAGGCCCCGGCCCTTGATCGCGGCGAGGAAGTCGGCGAGCACCTGCTTGGGGGTGCGGCCTGCGGTGAGATCAGACCAGAGTGCCATCAAGGAGCTCCGTGGTGACGCCGTCGGTGGCGAGGATCAGTGTGAAGCTGGGGCCGGCCGACGGGGTGACGTTCAGGGCGACGCGGAGGCGGCGGTCCACGAAGCGGACCTGCGCGGTGGCCGACTGCACGCGCTCGTCGGACTGCACGGCGCGGACGAGCTGGCCGCCGAGGTCGCCGACGCTGCCGGCGTCCATCGGGCGCGCGAACCAGCGGCGCAGATCGACGCAGAAGCCGCGGTAGATGTTGCGGCCGGGGATGGAATCGGGGTCGCAGTGGCAGCGACGATACAGGGCCTGGATCAGGTTCGTCGGGCCGCTCGCCAGGGGCAAGGTCGGCGCGAAGCCGCCGGGGCCAAGGGCGAGGTCTGTGCCGTAGTTCGTCACGCTTTCACCGTAGAGACAGGGGGGGCGATCGCGAGCTTGCCGCTCACGGGGCCGGACGGGCAGGTGAGGCCCGCGGCCAGCGTGTCGCCGACACGGACCACGGGCTGCGCCGAGCCGGCCAGCGTGATCGCTGCACCGGTGTCGCCGATCTCGATCACGGGGCCGGCGATCGTCACCTTGGCGAAGGTCCCGCTGATCACCTGCGTGACCACGGGCTTGCCGCGGTCGCCGTCGAGGAATTCGAGCTTGACGCGGGCGCCGACGTTGAGTTGGACGGCGCAGGCGCCCTGCAGGGCGACGGGGACCGCCTGGAGGCCCGCGCCCAGCTCGACAGCGGCCGGCTTGAGATCGACGGTGCCGTCGGGGTGTGCCACGACGACCTCGCAGTCCCAGGCGGTCACGCCGCCAAGGGGGCGCAGGTGGCGCACCAGGGCGGCGAGGAGCAGATCGAAGGGGGCGCCCGTCACCAGCGCACCAGGCTGCGCCAGCGCGAGCCGTCGGCGCGGTGATCGACGGACAGCACGCGCCGGCCGCGGAAGGTGGTGCCGGGCTGGATCGTGACGTCGGTGGTGACGCAGGTGAGGACCCGGTTCGTCAGGTCCTCCTCCAGGAGGTCCGCCTCCAGCTCGACCGCATCGTCAGGGCGCCACAGGAGGTCACCGAGGATCACCTGTCCCTGGGGGCTCACCCGCCACTGCGTGTCGAACTGCTGGGCGAGGAGGTCCAGGCCCTGTGCCGCGGTGCCTGCGTGGTGCTGCCAGTGATCGAGCTGCCAGGCAAGGAGCCCGACGTCCGAGTTGGCCGCGTCGAGCATCTCGCCGGCAGTCGAGCACAGCCAACTGGCGATCGTGCGCACTTCCGCGAGGCGGAAGTGCTGGCCGGGGATCTCGGTGCCGAGGCGCCCGTTGCCACCGACGACGCGCACGCGCTGGCGGCGGAAGCTCACGCCGCCCGAGACCACGGTGCCCTGCAGCGTCAGGCCTGGCAGGACGAGCGGCACGGGGCCGGTGAGGCCCACGGGGACCTCGCTGGCCACACTGACGTCGGCGACCCACGCGCCCGAGGCCGGGTGTGTGAGGCGTAGGCTGTGCAGCGGCAGGCCGCCAAGGGTCCAGGTCACGGCCTTTTTGTAGCGCGCGCGCGAGGGATTCGGGATGGTGGGGCCAGAATGGGGCTGGATTGAGGGGCGGGGGCGATGGGCTACGAGACGAGACGCCAGGCACCGACAGGCGAGCGTGGGCCGCCGAGGCGCTCGACGACGTTGCGCGCCTCCATCTCCGTCAGCACCCGCGCCACCTCCGGATAGCTCCGGCGCAGGAGCCTGGCCAACCCCTTCGAGGTCTGCGAGCCGTCCTGCAGTGACGCCGCGATCAGCTTCTCCAGCTTGCCCTTGGGCTTGCCGGGCTGGATCGGGGTCGGCGGCGCGGGCGGTGGGGGCGGGGTCCAGCGCGGGCGCGGCGTGGTGGTCTCGCGCGCGGGCAGGGCCGCGCCCTGGAAGGGAGCGGCGGGGTTGTGGAGCACCCGCGGGCCGTGGAGCTGCAGGGCCTGCTGGGCCCCACCCACGCAGGCCGCCATCATCTGCAGGACCAGCGCCTGCCCAGCCTGCAACCCGGCCGCGTACTGCTGGGCGGCGTGGTTCTGGGCGGCCATCTGGTGCCGGCCGAGGAAGTGATCGGCCAGGACCTGCTTGCAGTGCTGCTGGTAGCGCTCCAGCGCCTCTCTGGCGTGCGCCGCGACCTTGCCCGGGTGGATTGTGGCCAGCCACATGGGCAGCGTGTCCAGGTCCACGCAGAACTGCTCGCGCCCCTTCCCGTCTGCGGCAACCGAGGTGATAATCACCCCGGTTGCCCACGGCAGCGACGACAGCTTCTCCCGCTGGCTTCTGTCATCGATCCCCAGGTTCTGGCAGATCCGCTTGACCACGGCCCAGATCTTGCCGTCGTGCTCGACGGCCTCCAGTTGGTGTCCCATGAACGGTACGAGTTCCAGTGTTGACATGCGTGCCTCCTATCCGCCGAGTCTCCTGCGCGGATAGGAGACGTGTCAAGTAGGAACGGCGCGTGTGCTACTTGGACGGAAGCTTGAGGTACTGCACGAGCGCCTCGACCACCAGGCCGCTCGCGCTGCTCGACGCCTTGCCGTTCTGCTGAGCTTCTTCTGTCCGCCGACGGGAAAGCTCAAGCTCCAGGGCGATGTTGACCTCAACCGGAAGGCTGAAGCTCTGTCTTACGCTCGTTGGCCGTTTTGTCATGGGGAACACCTCTGGTCAGAGGATTGCACAACCGCGCCGCTGCGGCAAGGTGCCGGCGCGCAGGTGCGCGTGTGATCTACGTCGCGCCCCGGTATCCGTGCGCTTGCACCGATTTCGACCAGCGTGCAAGATCGCACGCTTGAAGGAGGTCCGATATGCGCACCCTGACCCTCGTCCTCTTCCTTCTGGTCGTGCCGCGAGTCGCGGCGGCCGACCCGGCCGCGTGCCACTACCTGGACGAGCTGGGCCTGCCGACGCGCCCCTGGCAGGATTACGGTGACGGCGAGTACCTCTGCCGCAGCAACGTGACGCGCCTGGGTGAGGCGCCGTCAGCGGGCTTGTTCTACACTGCCAGCGGCGACGCGGGCGGGCGCGTGAAGACGCTGGAACTGGACTTGACGGTCTTTGCCGAGGGCGAGGCGCGCGCGGCAAGGCTGGCGTTGCTGCCGCACATCCGGGCCCTGATGCTGGGGCTTCGGTTGCCCGACGACCCGCAGAGCACGAAGCGCGCGGAGGCAATGGGGCGGGCGCTGCACGATGGGCGGTCGGGGCGGTGGATCCTCGGCGGCGCCGCCTTCACCCTGGCGCAGACGGCGCTGAAGAGAGGGCGGCGGCTGATCCTGACGATCAGGCCGTAGCGTCAGACCTTGCCGGCGGGGGAGGTGTCGATATACTCGCCCGTCGGGGTCACGGCGTTGCCGCCAGGACCGCGGCCTTCGGGGATTGCCAGCGGGCCGGTGTAGTCGTCGCTCGGCTTGAGCACCTTGGTGCTCTCCTTCGCGTCGCGGAACACCTCGATCGCCTTCAGCTTCAGCACGCGCAGGCCCCACACGTGCCCGTCCTCCAGCGTCGGGACCTCGGTAAAGTACACCTCGGACAGGCCGAGGGGGGCAAGGTCGGCGTGGCTGATCCGGTGCGCCCGGCGCAAGACCGGGTTGAGTTTGGGCGAGATCAGCGGCAGGACGGCCAGGTACGCGGCGTACTGCGCCGGGGTCCAGATCCAGACCTCCAGATCCAGGAGATCGGGCTGGTAGCCCTCGATCACCAGGCGGTGGCCGTCGGACTTTTTGATCTTGGGGTGGTCGACGCGGTAGGCGACCTTGCCGCGCACGCGCACGCCGCAGGCTTTGGGATCGGTGTAGTCCTTGGCGCCGGGGAAGATCGGGCCGAGCGGCCCGTCGCTGCGCAGCGTGTTCCAGGGGCCGAGTTGCCCCTCGTGCGCGGGGTCCCCGTACCAAAAACCGTAGGTGTCTGCGCTCTCGGCGGTGGCCAGGGCCTCCAGGGCCGGGGTGAACTGCGGCAGGGCCACTAGACGGCCTCCAGAGCGCCCATGCGCAAAATGCTGCGGCGCAGGATCGCCACCAACTGATCCTCCAGCTCGCCGGCCTCGCCCGTGCCGGCCGCGAGCTGCTCGGCGCGCTGGCGCACGCCCTGGATCAGGCCGTCCACCAGATCGCGGCCGACGTCGGCCATCACGCGGCTGGGGCTGTGCGTCTCGCCGCGGTCGCGCGCGCCTTTCTCCATGCCGTCCACGTGATCGGCGCCGACCTGTTCCATTCGCTGCGCGCCGCCATGCATTGCGAGGTACTCCGACGCAGACACCGCCGGTGGCGGCGTGGGGGCTGGCGTCCCGGCGGTGACGGGGTTGCGCCACTTTTCGAGGTATGCGGCCGTGCTGCCAGGGGGCGGGGTGGAGTCGCCCCCGGCCATCAGACGATCCACCTCGGCTTCGACGCGCCTGTCCGAGGCGCGTTGGTCGGCGTGCCACTTCTGGCTGAACTGCCAGTCGGCGAAGTTCTTGCTGGGGTCCGCGCCGCTCATCGCCGCGCGCACGCCCTTGTAGATGGCGCCGCCCAGGAATTCGCCGATGGCGCCAAGGGCGGACATCAGGCCGGCGCCCACGTCGCCCCAGTCGCCGTGTAGCAGCTTGTCCAGGGTCTCCCAGCCCTTCTGTAGCAGCGTCACCAGCGACTCGGCGGCGGCGAGGCCACCCTCAAAGAAGCGCTCCAGGTCGTTGCCCTGGATCTTGTCGAGGCCACTGAAAAGGGCGTTGACCAGTTGCTCGACGACGCGGCCGAGCTTCTGCCCCTGTGGCGTGGCGAGGTTGAAGTACTCCAGGATCCGCTTCAGGAATTCCATCAGCGACTTGATGCCGGCCATCTTCTCGACGCCGAGCTGCATCAAGAAGCGCTCGGGGGCGGCTTCCAGGTTTGTGATCAGGCCGCTGAGCGTGCCCATGCCCAGCTTCTTCGCCGACGTGCCGAGGCCCTGGCCCTCGTTGAAGCGGTCGTTGATCCCGATCAGGATCGCGTTGGCGACGTCATTGCCGGTGATCTCGCCGGCCTTTTTCAGCTCGTCGTACTTCGCCTCCATCCCGTGGATGTCCTTCGGGACGGCGATCCCCTTCATTTTGAAGAGGGTCTTCATCAGGCCTTCCATGCCCACCCCGGTGTCGATGGCCGCCATCTTCACGTCGCGGGCGTCGGGCTTGGCCTCGTTCTTCAGGCGCAGGAAGTGGAACTCCAGGTTGGCGCGGTAAAACTCGCCGCGGAGGCTGTGCACGTCGGCCAGCGCCGCGTTCACCGCGTCGAGCTGCTTTCCGCTGTAGCCGGCGCCCGCCAGTGAGGTGACCTGGCGGACCACGTCGCGCTCGTCCATCGGGAGGACGTTGCCGAAGCTGAGGGCGCGGTTGAACGAGCCCTCGCCCTTGCCCTTGCCGAGGAAGATGTCCAGCGACGTTTTCTGTTGTTGGGAGAAGCGGGCCGCCGAGACGACGCCGTGCCCGAATTGGGAGAGCAGATCCACGCCCTTGGAGATCACGCCCACGACGCCGCTCACGACGGTGGACAGGCCGCCCCAGGCGGACTTGACGAGGGAGAGGCTGTTGACCAGGCGGTCCAGGCCCGTGTTGTGGGCCAGACGATCCATCGTGCCGTTCACCTTCAGCATCTGGGCTTCGATCGCGCGCAGCGGGGCGGTGATCTTGTCGAGCATCTGGAGGGTGTAGCTGTCGGTCCCGACGCTGGCCATCTACTTGGCTCCCAACTTCTTTCCGAGACCGCCCAGCTCCAGGATCGCCTTGTTGACGCGCGCCTCGCGGACGGCGCCGACCAGGGCGGGGAAGGTCGCGCCGTCGAAGTCAAGGCCCCGGGCGGCCATCCAGCAGCGGGCCGCGACGAGATCATCCTCGCAGGCGGAGAGCGCCTTTTCGAGGTGGGCTACAGCTTTTTTGCGGCGGTCGAGCCTCCTACCTCGTCGCTGACGCGCAGGTACTCACCGCCCAGCTTGTCGAAGATCATCGAGTAGCCGATCTGGGCGAGGCTGCGCAGGTGCTTCACCGCGCCGACGCGGCCGGGCTCCTGCTGGCCGCGAACCCAGAACGCGCAGTCCACGACCACCGTCTCGGCCACGAACACGGCGCGCTCGAGCTCCGCCTTGCCGCTGGCCTGGCGCAGGGCCTGGTTGCGCCGCTGGATCGGCCACGGGAGCAGCACGCAGGGGATCCCGTAGGCCTCGGCCACCACGATCGGCGGCTCCAGCCCGAAGGGGGCGTACTGCGCCTCCAAACTCGCGCGGGCCTCCTCGACGGCTTGGCGCACGTCTTCGGGTAGGGTCTCGTCTTGGGTGCTCACAGCTTGACTCCGTTGAGCTTGACCCGGCCCACGATGCGGATCGGGATCGTGATCGTGATCGGCTGGCCGCCCTGCGTGCGGTCGTTGTCCCAGCCCTGCGGCAGCAGGAAGAAGCCGTTGAAGTCGGCGGTGGCTGGCGGCAGGGCGTTGTTATCCACGTCCAGCACGGCCCACGTCGCCGTGAAAGTGAACATCTTCTTGCGCAGGGGCGCGGTGCCGAGGCTGGCGCTGATATTCTTCAGCCACCGAGCAAACTCGCCCAGGTACGTAGTGAGCATGCCCTGGCCCGGCTCCAGCGCGCCGGGCGTGGTGCCGACCTCGACCTCCGAGCCGACGATCACCACGCTGCCAGGATCCTGCTTGCCGGGGTCGATCGTGAACTTCTGCACGCCGGGGACCTCGCCGTAGCCCATCAGGCTCAGGGTGCCGCACGTGCTGTCGAAATGAATGTCGTTTCTGTTCTCGTATACCGACGACATGTGAAGCTCCTAGCTCGCAAACCCGGCGTCGAAGCCGACCCAGAGGGCGTACGCCCAGGGCTTGGCCTTGACAGTGAAGGGCAGGTGCTTGCTCGACAAGACCGGCTCGGTGCGCGACACGCGCGCCTCGACGGACTGCGTGTAGCCCTTGGCGACGACCTGCAGCTCCAGGTAGCGCGTGATCTGGGCGTCGATCTTGTCCGCCTGATCGGTCGCCAGTACGCCCCCGGTCTTGGTGGCCTCGTCCTGGGCCAGGACCTGCCCGCCCGCGACCAGCAAGGCCCTGCAGATGGCCATCATCACGCGCACGTTCATCAGCAGCGAATAGTCGCTGGTGCCGGCGGCCATCGTGCCGGGGCTGCGCAGGCCGCTGCCGTCGCCGACGAAGTACTGGCCGGGGTAGCCGAGCAGCGTCTGGCAGGTCAGGAACCGGCCCGCCGAGCCACCCAGGCCCGGCTGCGTGCGCTCGTCGTGGCTGATCCCCGTGCCGCCGGACGGCGTGTAGATCCCCGGCAGCGGGCCGGCGTCCACGGGCTGGCCCGGGTGCTTCTGGGGCTGGACGTTGGTGATCTGGGCACCGACGGGCCAGGACAGGCTGCGGCGCACGATCCCGCGCAGGCCCGGCAGCACGATCTCGCCGTAGCCGGCGACGATCGAGAGCTGCCCGTAGGTCGAGGTGAAGCCGGCGAAGTCGGCGAGGATCGAGGCGGCCCACGTCGCGTGGGACTCGCCGGGGTTGTTGTCACGCGCCTCGCCAAGGACCCAGAAGTAGCGGCCGACGGCGCGCTGGCCGGCGACCCACGCCTCGATCATTGCCGCCTGGGCGCCGCTCAGGGGGCCGCTGACGTACACGCCCTCCCAGGTCGTGGGCGACGCGGCAAGGGCCGTCAAGGCCGCGGATAGGTCGCCGGTGGTGCTCACCGGGCCGACGGTGGCGAAGGTGAAGGTGTCGCCCACGGCGAACGTGCCGGTGAAGGTCAGGGTGATCCCGGTGTCGGGGATCGCGTAGGTCCCGCCGCCGGGGATGATCACCTCGCCGCCGTAGGTCAGCAGGTCGTCGAGCGCCACGCGGATCGCGGCGGTCCCGGCGGCGCCGGCGCGGGTGACCAGGATCGTGACCGGCCAGGTGTCGACCGGGGCGCCGCTCACGGAGATCGCGCCGGTGGACCCGAAGGACAGGGCCTGGAAGGTGGACTGCTGCCCGATCAAGCCTGTCCCGTCGCCGAGGGCCGTGAAGCTGAAGATCGCGGCCACGGCGGCCACGGCGGCGACCTTGGCCTGGACCAGCGCCTCGGTGTTCTTCGCCGGGTCGATCTGCGTATTGCCGTCGGTGCCGAGCGTGATCGTCACGTCCCGGCCGCTCGCGGACACGTCGAGGGCGGCATTGGCCGCGCCCGCCACGACGGTCTTGTAGCGCACCGAGTTGGTCAGCGCGCCGACGCTGGCGGAGCCCTTCAGGAACGCGACCTTGGCCAGGGCCTGGATGCAGACGCTGGCCCCGGTGCCGAGGGCGACCGGGGTATTGATCAGCGCCGAGACGCCGGCCAGCGACAGAGCGGCGACGCCCGCGCCGGTGGTGCCCGCGGTGACGGTGAGGGTCACGTCCTTGCCGACGGCCGTGAAGGCGGCGGACATCCCGACGACGACCGTCAGCGTGGCGTCGGGGTCCTTTGCCTGGATGATCACGTCGCCGTTCCAGTCGGCGCCGGCGAGGCGCATGGCGCCAGGGAGTGGGATCGTCGCGCCCGTCGAGCCGGGGGGGTCAGCCTTGGCGACGGTCCCGGCGGTGCCCGGGGTCGAGGTGGCCGCGCGCATCGCGTAGAGCGGCCCCTTGCCATTGGTGAGCGTGAAGGCACCGCGGTCGGCGAGCTGGCCCGAGACGAAGGTGTCGTACGCCAGCTGCGGCTCGCCGATCCCGACGAGTTGGTTGGCGACGCCGGCCGAGCTCTGGCCGATGAGCGCGATCCCCAGCGCCGAGCTGTCGCCGTAGCCGAGGCCGTGGTCCTTGAGGTTGATGTCCTCGCGCATGCTACGCCCCTTCCTGCAGGCGACCCTGCTTGGCGATCTGGCGTACCTCGGCGTGCGCCGCCGCGTGGGCCTGGTCGAGGCGCGCGCGCAGCGGGGCGAGGATCGCCGCCTGCGCGGATGGGCCGAGCTTTGCGACCGACTTCTCGGCCGCGGCCAGCTCGCGCTCGAGCTCCGCGGTCTCCAGGGCGTTGCGGCGATAGGTGGCGTCGATCTGCGCCGCAGCGCGATCGGTCAGCTGCGGGGAGCCGGCGCCGTAGGGCTGGCCCAGGAACGCGGCCAGGCCGGCGCGGAACTCTTCCTCGGTGACCTCCTGGCCAAGCAGCCAGTCGTGGTGATGCCGGGCGCCGGCCAGCTCGTGCGGCGGCGTGCCCAGATGGCGGGCGTGATCTTCGACGGTTCTACGACTCATAAGCCATCCCCTCGACGGTGACGGTATCGGGTTGAGCAACCGGCGGCGCTGGCGACACCAGGCGCAGGTGCAGCTGGAAGGTGAGATCGATCGGCGTGCCCTGATCCTCGGGCCCCTGCGGCTGGATCACCTGCCAGGAGCGCACGCGGCTCGCGCCGGTCCACTCCTCGGCGCCCGACGGGGCGCCGCGGCGGAGGGCCCAGCGGACGGCGGCCTGCAGATGCTCGCTGGCCGCCAGCTCGCGGCGGCGCGGATCCTGCTCCGCGGGCGAGGCGCTCGGGCCCGGGGCGCCGTAGCAGCGGGCGGTGATCGTGACCCAGTCGGCGTCAAAGACGCGCGGCAGGCCGAGGCCCCGGGTGGGGCTCACGGGGTCGGCAGGGGCGCGCTCGTCGCTGCCCTCGACGATCCAGAGGACGCGGGGGCCCGACGCGGCCCTGGCCTTCGCCTCGTCGGCGAAAAAGAAGGCGATCTGCGGGAGCAGGCGCCGGATCGTGGACTCCAGTCCCGCGAGGGCGTCGCACACGCTATACACGGCGGCCTCCGGGGCGCAGGGCCGAGGCGACCGACTTGGTGAGGGGCTGCAGCCACGCGCCCAGGCCCTGGCCCTCCTGCGGGCGCTGGAGGCGCGCGGGGCGGCCCCTCCAGGCGCGGCCGAGCCAACCGCAGGCGCGGTGCGTGCCGAGGAGGATCGCCTCGCCAGCCACGACGACGCCGCGCCAGCCGGCGCGGACGTGGCCCGCGGGGTCGAAGCGACGGCCCTCCTGTGTGCGCGCCAGGGGCTGGCCGTAGGGGTCGCGATTGCGCCGCAGGCCGTCCTGGGCGCTGCGCTCCATGGACGCCGCGGCAATCTCCGGCAGCTGCTCCGCGGCCTGGCGCAGGTGTTGGAGGTGCGCGGCGAGGCGCGGGGTGCGGCTCACCACGGCTCGGCTCCCTGCGGCGGCTGGCTGCGGCAGACGACGCCCAGGATCGACTCCTGCCCCGGGGTGTCCATCTGCTCGATCTCCTCCATGATCCGGCGGAGCTCGGCGTTTGCGTGCTTCTCTCCGCGCAGGATCAGCTGATCGTGCGGGGTGCGCGGGTCGAAGCCGCGGATCCGGCCGAGGCGGTAGGCCACCTTCTGCGCCGCCAGCTCGGCCAGGCCGACGTCCCAGTCCCTGGCGGGCTGCCCGCCCCGCGGCTTGATCTTGCGCTCGATCTCGTCGCTCACGGCGCGGCGCAGATCGGCCTGCTGGGGGGACTCGACCGTGCTGAAGGCGTAGGTGTCGCCGGCCTGGAAGGCGGTGAGGCCCGCGGCGCCGACGGCAAAGGCCAGGGTCAGGCCCGACTCCGGCAGGAGCCAGACCGCATATCCGCGCGCCTCGGCGTCGGCGGGGATCAGGATCGGCAGAGACCACGCATCGGTGTCCTGCAGCCGGTAGCGGAAAGCGGCGGCGCCAAGGGCGCCCGTCGTGACGATCTCCAGGGTGATCGCGTAGGTGTCCGTCGGCCCCCCGGACCACACGCGGACCGTCGCCGTGCTGGCGCTCCCGGTGTGCACGACGGCGCTGACCTGGCCCGGCACCCACGCGGGGTCGGACGGGTTCAGCGTCGCCGGCATCCCGAGGCGCCAGAGTTGGCGGCCGGTGCAGTATTCGGGGGAGACGAGCACTACAGCTTGCCCACCGTCACGTCGTCGGTGCCGTACACCGGCGTGCCGGCGATCGCCCACAGGCCCCCGGCGGTGCCGGTGTTGACCTGCACGTGGACGCGGTTCGCCGTCAGCGGCTGCTGGGCCCACGTGATCACGCCCGCGACCTTGGAGACGGTGTACAGGCCGTTCTCCTTGGGGTTGGTCTGCGCGGTCAGCAGCACCGTCAGCGACGATGGCGAGGTCGGAACAGGCCAGATCGACCCGTCGATCACCGGCGCCGCCGACAGGGACTGGTTCGCCGTCGTCGCCAGCTGGGCCGTCTGATACCCAAACGAGAGGTTCACGCTACACGCTCCACGGTTGCCGGGACCGACTCGCCGGTCCCGAGGTTGAGGTAAAAGTGAAAGGTGCCCCCCGTGCAGGACACACCGAGGAATTCCACACGACCCGCGGCCCGGGCGGTGCCGTCGGACTTCACGTAATAGCTGACGGTGCCTCCGGGCGTAAACCCGCCCATATCGGCGGCCATCGTGAATCGCACGTGCGCACCCTCCGGCAAACCGGCGAGGGCGGCGAGGTCCTGTCCGGCGTTGTCAAGAAGCCCCGACCAGATCAGCTTGACGGCGTCGCTGGCGCCGCCGCCGCTGGCGCCGCCGGACCCCGCCGGGCGCTCGAAGGCCGGCACTAGAGCACCTGGGTCAGGCGCAGGGTGCCCGTGCCGGTGGACAGGAGCAGCGCCAGGCGGTGCCCCGGCGAGACGTGCAGCTGCAGGCGGCTGCTGTCCGCGGGGACTTCGGCGCCTCCGGTGATCGCCTTGCCGGTGTTCGGGTAGGGCGAGGCCTGCGCGCTGGTCGCCGCGGTGACCGCCGGCATGTCGCCCGCGGCGATCGTCGGCAGGGGGCTGGCGGTCGTGATGTACGCGAGCCGCAGGGTCGCGCCCGCGGTGGCGCCGTCTACCCAGCCCTGGTATTGCCCCGGCGGCAGGTCCGCGTAGCAGACCGTCGCCGTGGACAGCGCCAGGCCGTAGGGACGCGACTCGGGCGAGATCGTCGCGTAGAACCCCGGGCGGTCGTCGAATTTTTGCGCGGGCGCGCTCATTGGGCGTCTCCGAGGGGCGTCGCGTCGTCCGGGTAGGGCGCGACCGGGCCAGAGGCCGGCAGCTCGACCAGGAACACGGGGGCGCCGGTCGCGATCAGTCGATCCTCGGTGACCGGGCGCCCGCCTGAATACTGCGCAGCGTAGCGCTGCGCCTCGTCGGCATTGGCGAAAGCGAACCAGGAGCGGATCATCAGGCCACCGCCGCGGTCCCGGTCTTGTGGCAGACGACCCAGCCGGCGGCCTGCCACTCCAGCTCGACCGCGTCGAGCTTCGCGGCGAGCGTGATCGTTGTGCCGTCCACGAAGTGGGCGGGCGTGATCACGATCGTCTTGGTGCTCGCGATCGAGGCGGCGCGCAGGGTCTTGCGCTGGCCGAGGTAGGCGCCGTCCGCGAGCGCCGAGGTCTGGTCCGCGGCGGCCGTGGCGTTGTCGTAGCTCGTCAGCCGCGGCAGGGCCGTGATCGCCGTCGCGCCGGCCGCGCTGACCACCTGGTAGGCGCCCGCGCCGGCCTGCTGCTGCAGGCTGGCGGGGGTCAGGATGTCGTCGGCGTCGAGCATGTCAGTGCCCCAGGATCCGGACGTAGCCCGCGCCGACGGCCCAGATCGCGACCCAGTCGATCGGGTCGCTGGTGGCGTCGGCGTAGCCGGTGCCGCCGGGGTCCGCGCCGATCGACATCTGGCCGCCGGCTGGCAGGGTCAGCGTCGAGACCGTCGCGCCCGAGGCGGGAATATAGGCGTTGGTGGGCGTGGTCGGCGAGGCGCCCGTACCCACCTTGAAGTGGATCACGACGTCGGTGTTGATCGTCAACTTGCCGACGCGGTTGTCGAGGCGGACCACGTAGCCCGCGCCCGCGGCGGTGAGGAGGGTCTGCTGGTTATACACGTTGCGCTCCTTCTACCGCGGGGTGCTCTTGAGGCAGCCGGCCCAGTGCGAGATCAGGGCGTAGGCGGTCCACTCGTCGGCGAGGATCTCGATCTCCGAGGTGTCGCGGAATAGCTCGGAGTCGGGGCCCTTGTCGCGGCGCTGCATCGGGCGGAACACCACCCGACTCACCAGCGGTGCGCCGATGTTCGTGATGTGCAAGTACCAGCTCTTGTCGTCGGTGAGACGGGGGTTGACGTAGTACTTGGTGCCCTGCTGCGTGTTCTCGACGGCGGCGCCGCCCTCGGCGACGTGCCCGCGGGTGCAGATCTTCTTCGCCACCTCCTCCAGCGCCGTCGGGACGCCGAGGAGAAACTCGGGCTCGAAGCCGCCGAAGAGGGGCTCGCCGTTCTCGGCCTTCCAGTTGCGGCACTCGCGCTTGGCGGCGGCGAGGTTGTCCGCCGACAGCTGGAGGGCCAGCAGGTTCTTTTGCGAGCCGGTCTTGGCGACGGGGTCGATATAGTGATCGACCGCGAAGTAGGCCTTGCCGTCGAACGCGGGCTGCAGGGTGGCGTCGGTGCCGTCCACCAGGGCCTTGACGCCGTAGTAGTCTTCGATCAGGCGCTCGGACCGGCCACGGGCGGCCATGTTCGAGGCAACCCAGTTCACGCGGTTGGCCAGGCGATCACCCTCGGTGATGCGCAGGCCCTCGACGGCCTTCTTGGACACGACGCCGTCGCGCTTGGCGCCCTGCATCCGACGCGCGGGCGGCCGCTGGCCGTCCTTGAAGTCGACGTAGCGCCCAATCTGGACCGGGGCGTACGGGACCGTGAAGTTCTCCTCGGAGGTGCGCTCGTCGGCCAGCAGGCCGAGGCCGCGCAGCATCGGGGACGCCTCCATGAAGGCGTACTGGCGCATCGCCTGGATCGAGATGTACCACGACCCAATGTCGGAGGCCTGCTCCGCCTGGGTCAACAGCATGCCGGGAACCGGGGTGCTCATGATCAGCTCTCAATCCGGACGACGACGCCGTTGGCGTTCACGTCCACGATGGGGCCCGCCGCGGAGGCGCCGGTGCTCACGTTGCCGACGGTGCCGGTGTCCTCGATGTACGCCGTCGCCTTCTTGGCTACGTCGATCTTGGTGCAGGTGTTGGTCCCGCTGTTGGCGAACTGGAAGTCGCCCTGGACCACGTCCACGGTCTTGTCGCCGTCCGCGCCGCCGGTGTTGTCCGCGGCGGTGACGGCCACGCCGATCGCCGGGGCGCCGGTGGCGACCGCGCCCTGCTTGACGTAGCCGCTGGCGGTGATGCCCATGACGATGTCGTTCTTCTGGATCACGGCGTTCGCCAGCAGCTTCAGGCCGGCGATCTTGCGGGTCCTGCGGACCTCGACAGTGTTGGTGTTGATGCCCATGATCAGCCCACCCTGCCCGCGCCGAGGTTGGCGCCGGCCATCACGGCGGTCTTCTGCGCCAGATACTTCTCGACGGACATGCCGGGGGTGGCCCGGATCAGCTGCTGCTCGTAAGCGCTGAGCTGCGCCTGGGCGGCGGCGGGGTTGGCCGGGTTGTCGCTGGCGACCTGGCCCGGGGCGCCGACGGCGACCGGGGCGAACGTCGCCGCGGGGGCGGCCTTGCCGACCACGTCGGCCAGCGCCGCCAGCGGCAGGTGCTCCCAGCCCAGCATCGCGGTCGGGGGCACGTTCCGGGCGCGGGCCTGCCCGATCAGGGCGGCGCGCGCGGTCTCCTCGGCGGCGGTGATCTTGCCGGGCAGGGCGGCCAGCGCCGCCTGCTGCCTGGCGGGGTCGGTCTCGCCGGTGAGAGCCTTCACCTGCGCCAGGAGCGGCGCGGTGCTGTTGGCGGCGGCGAAGGTCGCGCGAAGCGCCGCCTGGGCCTCGGCGCCGGTCTTGCCGGTCAGCTCGCTGACCAGCTGCTGCAGATCGTCCATCTGAACCTCACGGGTCGGTGAAGGCGGCGGGGCCGCCGGTCGTGGAAGGGTTGCGACAAGCGCGGCGGCTTGCGGGGTGCGGCCGAGGCGCTCGCGGACGGCGCTCGGCAGGGACGCGGAGGCGAGCTGCACGGGGGGCCCGATCCGGTCGCAAAAGCCGGCGGCCTTCGCCTCGGTGGCCGTCAGCCACGTGCCGGTGTCCCAGTTGCTGCGGGCCATCAGCTCGCGGATCTCGGCCTCCGTCTTGCCGGTCTTGCGCTGGTAGGTGGCGACGTAGGCCGCGGTGATCGCGTCCAGCGCCGCGGCCTGGTCGCGCATCGCGTCGGCGTCGCCGATCTGCACGCTCCAGACGTTGTGGAGCATGAGGAGCGCGTTCTCGGGGAACACGACTTCGTCGCCCGCGCACAGGATCATCGAGGCAGCGGACCCGGCGAGGCCGTCCACCGTCACCACCTTGCGGCCGGTGTGCGACCGCAGGGCGTTGCAGATCGAGATCCCCTCCAGGGCGTCGCCGCCCTCGGAGTTGATCCGCACGACGACCTCGGCGCCGGCCGGGGCGGCGCGCAACTGCTGGATCACGTCCTGGGCCTGGAGCCCAGACCAGCCCCCGATCGGGCCGTGGCAGAGAATTTCGCAGCGCGGGGTCACGGGTGGTAGGTTGCGACGGGTCGTGATAGATTTCGACCGGTGGGGCCACTACGGGCCCAGGAGCACCCAATGGCGCAGGAGACGAAGTACCTACGACAGCCGGTGTACCTCGGAACCGGCGAGGGTGGCGAGGCCCGCGCGCGCAGGGCGGAGCGGCTGCAGGAAGCGGCGGGGGTTGGCTTCAGCGAGCTCGTCCGGGGGCTCATCGACCGCGAGGCGGAGCGGCGCGGGACCTACGACGATCCGGACACGCCTACTCCGTCGCTGCCCTTCGGGAAGTGGTAGCTCAGACGTCCTGGGCGCTTCGCCGGCAGCAGTCGACGCAGAGCAGGTGCGGCTCGGTGCTGCCAGTGATCTCCTTGGCGTAGGGGTCTGGGCCGATCTCCTCGCCCTCGACGAGCCACCCCTTGCACCGACAGCAACGATCTTCGCTCGCGTCGTCGCACGTCGGGCACTTCACGGGACCTCCTTCGCCTGGGGCGCTTCGCCCAGGACCTGCTTGACGATCGGCGGCGGCTCGGTCGGCTCGCCGTACTTGGTGGCGTCGGGCAGCTCAAAGCCGCGCTGCGCGAGGTAGTCTTTCAGGGGGGTCTCGGCGCCGGCGCGGCGCAGATCGTGCCAGGCCGACACGGCGGCGGAGAGGCCCTTCGCCTCGGCCTCGGCCGCCTTGCCCTCAGCCTGGCGGTTGCTCGGCGGGGTGATGTCTGTCTCGACGATCGGCGCCTCGTCGGGCTCGTAGCCGTTGAGGGTGGCGAAGGGGCCGGCGAGCTGCTCGTTCTCCATCTCGTCCCAGCTGATCGCCGTCGCCACCTTGACCTCGTGCCGGATCTCCTTCTGCTCCTCGGCGCCCTTGTAGTTCCCGCCGGTGGCCTCGGTGTTCTGTGTCCCCCCGGTGAGGAGGATCGTGATTTCCTTCCCTGACCACTCAAGCCCCGCCTGGAAGCTCCGCCAGGACTCGCTCTTGGCCTCGATGAGGTCCAGCTCGACGCCGCCCTTTTCCTTTGTCGTCATCTGCGGCATCTGCAAGGCGGCCATCTGGCCGACGTTTTTCACGTCCTCGTAAAACTGCTTGGCCTCGGGCTGCTTGCGCATGCCCATGGGCACCTTCACGCCCAAGATGGGGAGGCCGTGGCGGTCATTGAAGCGCAGCCAGCTGAGGAGCGCCAGCAGGCTGAAGATCCAGGGGCGCCAGACGCTGCGGAGGCGGCCCCACATCCACGGGCGCAGGTCGCCGGCCAGCTTGAGCAGCAACCACTGGCCGCTGCCGGGGATCACGGGCACCTGGAAGGCGCCGCCCTCGCGCTCGGCGCCGCGGACGATCGCGGTCAGCGTGCCGAGCACCGTCAGCCACGGCTGCGGGACCTGGGCGGTCCAGCCGGGCAGCCACGGGCCGGGGATCCACCTCGTCATCATGGGCTCCCACGTCTGCACGCGGGGGATCCACCACTTCTTCGCCACCTTGGCGGCGGGGTTGTCGGGGCCCTGCTCGTCGTAGTTCCACACGGGCTGGGCGATTCCCTGCCCCATGAGGATCGCCTGGGCCAGGATCTCGTCGATCACTTCGGCGCGCAGGATCTTGCGCCGCCAGCGCTGATAGACCTTGGCGAGCGTCTTGGCGCGGGGGCCCTTGCCGGGGCGGATCGACGTGCGCATGCCGCGCAGGGCGAGGCCCCGCTTTTCGAGGCCGTCCACGATGCGGGCGTGCGACAGCATCGCCCAAAAGAGGCGGCCCGACGCGACGAAGTCGCCGACCTCGTGCGCGCTTGAGGCGGAGATGGTGGCCTTGGTGTCCCAGCTCGTCAGACTGTCGACGATGGGCCACTGATAGAAAACGTCGATCCCTTCGGGCAGTTTCTGCCCCGTGAGGGGGACTCCGTAGGCGTCGAAAAGCTGGGGTTGCACCCTGAAAAGGTCGCAGAAGGGTGCAAAATGGGTGGGACTGGGCCCAGTGTGGGGCTACTTGTGCTGGTAGCCGTAGGCGGCCAGCACGTCGAGGGCGCGCGACCATGGTCCGGTGATCGTCGAGTCCGGCTTTGCGACTTTGCGCGGCTGGAGCGCGCCGGTGCGCAGCAGGTGCGCCGCCCAGCGCATGGGCGCCTCGGTGCAGCGGTAGCTGAACGTAATGAGCGCGCGCCCGACGGTGGTCCGGTCGAGTTGCTGGCTGGCAGCGTATTCGGCACCAGCTTCCAATGCTGCGATCTGTTCGTCTCGGTCCATGGTCTCCCTCCCTCACCAGCCCGTTATCCCGCGGCTGCCGGATGTGTCAAGGGCCTCGGAGAGGCTGTGCGCCAGGGGGCTGTCTTCTGCGGCGGCGATGGCCAGATCGGCGACCTCGCGGTCGGTGTCGCCGTCGCCGCACAGCTGCGCGTAGCCGGCGGCCGCGGCGTCGCCGACGTCGTTCGGCTTGTCGGGCAGCCGCAGCAGGTGCCGGATCAGGGTGGCGACGCCGGCCCACTCGCGCCCGTCTTCGCGCGCCGGGGCGGCCTCGTCGCGGACGAAGCGGAAGTGGCCGAATTTGGCTTGGGTGGCGAGCGGTTGGAGGCGCACATCCTTCGCGCCGGTCTCTGGCTCGCCGTCCACCTGGTGGCCCTGCAGAAGGCGCACGTAGTGCTGGAGTTGGCTCTTACCGGCGCCGGCGCGCTCGCGACAGAACCAGATCCGGACGTCGGGGCCGTCGATCTTGGCGGTTTCGGTGACGACCTGCTCGACGGCGCCACCGTCCCAGCGGCCCAGCATGGCGGGGCCAAAGTACACCAGGCCCTCGTGCAGGCCGAGGAGCGGGCCCGCGGTCCAGCTGTGCGAGGTCTCGCTGCTGCACTCCGCCTCGGCGGTGGCGGCGAGGTCCCAGGGGCGGATCAGCGTCGCGCCCTCGGGGATCCGGTCCACCAGGAGCTGGGGCTTGATCCGCCCGACGTGGTCAAGGAACCACTCGGGGCGGAAGATCTTGCCCTTGACGCTGCGCGCGTTCCAGTTGCCGCGCCAGCGCAGAGCAACTTCCTCGTCCTGCTCCTCAATGTTGCCGTCGTACTCGTCGCCGACGTACTGGTTTTCCTCCAGTCGCCCCGGGACGAATGCGAACGATTTGACATGGCGCCGCTGCTTGCGGGGGAAGCGGCGTAGCAGTTCCTCGGCGGTGTCGGCCCAGATCTCTTTGCCGCCGGGGCGCAAGTAGTAGCGCACGACGCCGGCCCGGTCGGCGAGCGGCCAGCCGTCGGGGCCAATCCACCAATCCACCAGCTCGCGCACCCAGCTATCGGGATCTGGGTTGCACGTCGCGCGCCAGTACGGGCGCACGCCGATCCCCGTCAGCGCGGGGCAGCGGATGCGGGTGAGCAGGTGCATCCACTCGGCGCGGGTGAAGTGGGTGAGCTCGTCGAGACCGAGGAAACCGAACTCGGGGCCCTGGTGCTGGCGCTCGAATTTGCGAGGATCCACGTAATCGAAGTGGATCATGGCGCCGCTGTCGAAGGTGACCGAAAGGTCGGTCTCGTGCGGGTCGCCGCCGAAGGCGGGGTACAGCTGCTTGGCCTTGTGCCAGAGACCCCCGGCCTTCAGCAGGTCCACCTTCTCTTTGCGAAGAATGGCGGCGGTGAAGCCGGGGAGGTGGATCCAGCGGAGCGGCTCCAGGAGCAGCGACAGCGACTTGCCCGCGCCGACGGCGCCACCGCCGAGCGCGCCGTCGGCCCCGCAGGCGGCGATCTCCTCCTGGTAGCCGGCCTGTGGCCGGATCTCGCAGTCGCCGGGGTGGCCTGCTTCGGCGGCGCAGAAGGGGAAGCGCTGGCAACGGGCGCGGGTCACGGCGTGGGTTTGGCCCACTGGCGTGTGCCTCGGGTCCGATGCAGCGCGGGTTGCTGCAGCGGTGCGGTTCGGGCGGGCGGCCCCAGCCGGGCGAGCTGTTCCTCGACCCAGCGGGTGAGCTCGTCAAACTGCACCCAAGAAAACGTGTGAACCTCCAGTGGCTCCAGGGGTGGTGTCGTCGGTGAATCGGTCATGCGGATCTCCTCTCGGGAAGGTACAGGACCACGCGGAAGCGCGCGTCGCCCTGGCTGCGCTTCTGCGCGCGCTCCTGGAGCTGCTCCAGCCGCTGCAGGGCGCCGTCGAGCTGACCGGCCAGGGCTGCCAGCTCGCGCGGCTGCGTGGTCTGGCCGAGCGCCCAGCGGAGGCGCTGGACGAGCTCCTGCAGGGTCTCCTCCGCGGTCTGGGGGGCCGGCAGCTGCGCAGGCGTAGGCGCTGCTGGGTCTGGCGGGGCCTCCTGGGGGCCTTGGGCGGCCGGGGGAGGGGTGGGGCCAGGGGTCGCGGCTGGCGCGGCTGCTACGCGGGCTGCGGCGCGCGTTTCCGGGCTGGTCGGCTGGCCGCCGAGCGCGCGGTGATAGCGCAGCGCGGTCGGGGCGCTGCAGGCCCAGCCGCGCTTGCGCGCCTTCTGCGCGGCCACCGTTGGACCGTGCGCCTCGACCCAGGCGGCGATCTGCGCCTGCTGGGCCGGCGTGGTGTTCGACGGGCGGCCGGCCAATCAGTCCCGCCCGATCAGCAGGGCGCCAAGCCAGAACAGGACGCCCCAGATCCAGATCACTGGGTCGGTCACGCTGCGACCTCGCTGGGGCGTGGCAGGAAATCGCGGGCGATCCACTCCAGGGTGGAGGTCCACGGGGCCGCGGCCGAGGCCCGCTCGCTGCGCAGGGACACCAGCCGGACGAGGATTGGCGCCGCGTCGTCGAGGGAGACGGGGGTCTCCCGGCGGCCGATGAGCGCCTGGAGGACCTCCGTGCCCGGCCGCGCGTCGAGGCTCGCCTTCCCATTGACGTAGCGCCCACGACCAGCGCCGGCCCAGCGCTCAACCTGGTCCAGGCGGGCGGCGTGCAGGACGACCGGGCCGACGTGGAGCAGGACGGACTCGGGGGCCGTGGGCCTCACAGGACACCACCGCGGTCGTGCACCTCGACCAGGCCGGCGAGGGTACCCCGCCAATCGAGGAGGTCGGCGAGGGCGCGCAGCACCGGGTAGACCTCCCGATGGATCGCGGCGCGTTCGTAGCTCTGGCCGACGCTGGAGAGGTCGAGGTGCTTGCCCATGTCTCGACGGTGGCTCATTTTGAAATCGCGGTCAAGCCCGAAAATCGGATTTCGGGAC